TGATGTTATAATATATTTTTGTAAATTATCAGGTAATTACACAGAAGATGATATTAAAGTGATACAAGGGATAGCCGAAGATACAGCTTTTGCTGTAGTTGATTTCAATGGGGACTTGATTCAGTTATTTGGTTCGAATCCATCAGGAAACCCGTTAACAGTTATATTGAATAGTATTGTTAATTCATTGAGAATGAGATACAATTACTATCTACAGAATCCAGATGGTGAAGTTTTATCTTTTGGAGATAAAGTGGCTTTAATGACATATGGTGATGATAATATTATGTCAGTACACGAAGAGTGCAATTGGTTCAACCATACGTCTATTGCTAAAACATTTGCAGATATAGGTATTGTATATACTATGGCAGATAAAGAAGCAGAGAGTGTACCTTTCATACATATTGATGATGCATCGTTTTTGAAGCGCACGTGGAGATATGATAAAGATATGAAATGTAAATTAGGTCCTTTAGATCATGATTCTATAGAGAAGATGTTGATGGTTTGGGTTAAGTCCAAATCAGTTACTGAAGAATATCAAGGCGTGTCAGTTATATGTACTGCCTTACAAGAATATTTTTTCTATGGTAAACAAGTTTTTGAGGAAAAGAGACCTATGTTATTAGGTTTAATTGAAAAACTTGGTTGGGAAGATTATGTTAATCATGATACTTTTCCCACATATGATGATCTAGTAATGCGATATATGAAAAGTTCGAGTAAGTGTTTTTCTTATGAAGAATGTTTCGCTCCCCAAAGTGGATTGTGTTTATTTAATGAAGTGCCAGAATATGAAAATATTATGATGGTAGCTAAAAAACACAATAACGGTACACCGCCGGGGGATCCGTTCTTGAATGTACGTATTATGTGGATAATGTTATGTTGGTTTGTCCTATTTTTTAGAATGATTTATATTGTTCTCTCAAGAGGCATAATAATAACTATTGATCTTATGAGATCAAGATATATAGGTAACAAACTATTAGAAGCAACAAAGGAAGTGATCCTACTAGTTATGCTAGTCCTTTGTTTCAATTTTATTGAAAAATGGATCTATTTGATTGTACTAATGTACACGGTCTTACAGACAAAGAGAAATTTTTATTTATTCTTAAACTCTATAAACAATATAAGCATATCGTCCTTGCTCATATGACTATTAAAGAATATCAAACTCACAAGCGAAGCGCTTGTGTCCACGTGGATGTCCGTATACAATAGAACGTCCACACAAGACAACGTAGTGTGGGTGTATGGACTGAGGCCTATGATAGTAAGTCTACCCATAGGTGGTAAAGGCGTGGGACTATTTGTTCATGACGTTATGGGAAATTTTCCAATTTTAAAAGTTTTGTCTGCATTTTCACAAAAAGCAGTAAAATGTGTATTTAATAGCAATTGTTGTTATGATGAAAAAATAGTTTTTGAGGATTGTACTATGAACAATCTTCGACCTCAGTCTGGTATAGATGTGTCTGCTAAGGATAATGTTAATGAGATTCAACAAGAAAATGTGGGTATTAAAGATAATGAAGTTGATATTATAACTAGTATACCTTATAATTTGCAATATACACAAGTGGATACGTCACAAAATGTTGAGTTAGGTACTTTTCTTCAAAGACCAGTGCAAATTTATGAACAATCATGGCAAATTGGCACCAATCTCCTTGCAGCTACCTCAACTTTTAATCCATGGTATGAATATTTTTCTCATACATCAATTAAAAAGAAATTAGACAATTATTATATGTTGAGATGTAATTTGCACCTTAAATTTGTAATTAATGCATCACCTTTTTATTATGGTTGTTGTTTGGTTGCATACACTCCCGTTACACATTTTGCAGTGGTCCCACCAATAGTGAATTCTGGGTATGAAAATATACCCCTATCTCAAAGACCCCATATTTATCTATATCCACAAAATAGTCAAGGTGGTGATATGATATTACCTTTTCTATATCCCAAAAATTGGTTAGATGCAACTAATTTGGCAGATTTAAATAATATGGGAACTATAGATATGAATTCCTTAACCACTTTAATGAATGCTAACGGATTAACTACTGACACCATTAATATAAAAGTTTATGCATGGACTGAAGACCTAGAATTAGCGGGACCAACAGTAAAATTAGCGCTACAATCTGGTTTGGATGAGTATTCACATAAAGGGACAATTTCTAAACCGGCTTCTGCTATAGCAAGAGCAGCAGGGAGACTTAAGTCTATACCTGGTATAGGTCCATTTGCTACCGCCACATCTTATGCAGCTGGGGCGGTGGCAGATATAGCTTCTCTATTTGGTTATACGGATGTTCCAGTTATTGATGATGTTCATGCTTTTCAACCCAAAGCTTATCCTAATTTAGCAGCAACGGACATAGGAGTTCCTATTGAAAAATTGACACTTGATTCTAAGAATGAATTGACTATAGATACTAAAGTAGCCGGCGCAGATATTGAGGATGAACTCATAATATCCGACTTTTGTAAACGTGAATCATTTATATTTAGTTCTACATGGGCCGGTACTGATTTAGTGAATGCTGGTTTATTTTGGAGTGCTGTAACACCAGATATGGCTAGAGTAACATCGATTACAGGTGGTGATGTTGTATATTTTACTCCAATGAGTTATGTTTCAAACGCTTTTAGATATTGGAGAGGTGATATAAAATTTCGATTCAAGTTTATCTGTACACCATATCATAGAGGGCGAGTTCGCATAAATTGGGATCCTAAGGGAGATATCAATACATTAGGAGATTATACAACAGAAACATATACACGCATTGTAGATATAACAGAAGAGACTGAAGTGACCATTTGTGTACCGTATACTCAACCCTTAGCTTATTTAGAGACTGAAACTAGTACAACGACACGATTTGGTAAAACTACTACAGGTGCAGCATATTCAGGTTCAACATATAATGGGTATATAACAATGAGAGTACTTAATGAACAGACTAGTCCTGTTGATTCTGCTGATATTAAAGTTTTGGTATTTGTATCTGGTTGTGATAATCTTGAGTTTGCAAACCCACGTGATATAGTGAAT